CTCTTAAGCTGATTAAACCTATCATATTCATCAACCAACTCATCTATAGAGGATTTTGTGAATCCTCCTGTGCTATATTCAGCTAAGAATATACAAATATAAAGACTACTATGCTTATCAGCCCATTCACTGTATAAAGTTTTATGTATTTTTTTTAATATAGGGAAACAATGTATAGTATCTCTTAACACTTGTTCATATGGAATAAAAATGTAGATTTCAAGGATTACTTCGTTTGGTAACATATTTTGTTGTATAATGGATACGATGGGTCTTTTGTATATTGTATATTAAAAATACGTTTTTTTTTTAAAGAAGAAGTCACTTTACTTAAAGAAATTAAGTAAAATTACTATAAAATGGACTATATTATTCAGAAAACTCAAAGGAAAGTCAAATTAAAGAAAAGAAATTCTCCTGTTGCAATTTCTGTCAAAGCTATTCACAACGATAAAATGGAATATTTTAATAAGTTACAAACTGATATACTCCCTGCTAAAATTAAGCAATTAAAAGACCTTACAACTAAAAATAAACCTTTAGATAGATACACCATAAAAGTGCTTACACAAGAAATTCAGGACATTGAAAATAGAACAGAGGAAAATGAATATCTATTGAAAACTTGTAAGATACTTGATGAATATTTTATGCTTGACAGCGGAGAACAAAAAGACACTTCTTCAAACTCAAGAAAGACTGAAATAGTTAGAGAATACTACCAGGTAAACAACCTGGATTTACCCAAAGAATACAGATATAATATATATGAAGATGCTTCATTCTGTAAAAATTGTAATACGAATCAATACATAGATGATAAAGGTACTACTTGTGAAAATTGTGGCTTAACATTAAATGTGCAAGATATCTCTAGAGAAGTTTCTTATAAAGAAAAACAAGATTACGACGCCGTCGTTGTTCTCGATTATAAAAGAGTTGATTACTTTAAACAATGGTTAAACCAAATCCAAGCTAAAGAACAAACAGAAATACCTCAAGATGTAATAGACACTGTCACTGTACAATTAAAAACAGAAAGAGTTAAAAGTGTATCTAAGATAACTCATGCATTAGTAAAAAGACTTCTAAAGAAAACAAATAATTCAAAATACTACGAACATATCCCAAGCATTATAAGCAGAATAACTGGCACACCTGCACTAAATATTCCTGTATACATTGAACAGAAATTGATAGCAATGTTCGAAGAAATTCAAATACCTTGGGAAAAATATAAAGAACGTACAAATTTCTTCAGTTACCCTTATACTTTACATAAATTTTGTCAAATTTTAGGCTTAGATGAATACTTGAAATACTTCCCTTTACTCAAAAAAAGAGAACTCATCTATAAACAAGATGTAGTTTGGAAGAAAATTGTAGAATTCTGCAAAACTAAAAAAAATACTAATGTTATGCTTGAAGATGTTGAATGGAAATACATTTCGAGTTTTTAAACTAAACGTGTCCAGCTTCTGACAAAGCTAGAGATGAAGGTCTCGAGTTTAAGAAACGTGTAGAGCTTCTAGGCATCATCTTAAAATTTTCCTGGAAACATATCCAAAGCAGGATAAGCTCTTTCTGGTTCTACTTTAGATTTTAATAGTTGTGATTGAAATTTGTTGAATTCTGTGTAGTCATTGGGGAACACTATACCTCCTGCTTTTTGAAGGTCTTCTAATGTAAGTTCGTCTTTTTCATTGACGTATTCAATTTCTGAAGACAAAGGAACTGAGGGGTCCGTGTACTGTACTTCAGGTAATGCAAGCTTGCCGGACAGTATATCATTATCAATATATACATTGTCACTATCAGCTTTCATAGCTGATGCGAGTTGTTTAGTTACAAAGTTCGGGAGGACTGTTGATTGTATAGATGTGGTGATAACCTCTTTTTGCTTGTACATTGTAAGTATAACGTAAAGGATTATAATAAAAATACTAAGTGATAACATTTTATTCTTAAGAATAATTTTAAACATTTTTTGGATGTAGTGTGATTATAATTATATAACAAAATAAAAATAAAACAAAAGTTTTTAATTTAAGTTTAAAAAAATAATTACATTTTATTATTAATAAGACAACCTAACATTATGAATGAATACAGATTTATGCTAATGTCTTTGATGATTGTTTATATTTATTCTGCAGTATTAATCACAAATACTCCTCTAGCACCTACACGAACAACCCCAAGCCCAACAAGAACCGTAGACACTCCACCTTATATAGACGAAGATACTTCGATTGAAGGTTCTAATACAGAAAATACACAAACAACAGCAAATTCTGTTATTTTTTACAGAAGATTTTTTACATTGATGTATTTATCATATTCTGCTATATTATATACAATTCTTCAAACTAATCAAAGAAGAAACATCGAAATATTCGAAGTATTTGAAGTGGTGTAGATGGGTACAATTAAATTTTACATTTTTTTAGATTGAATTTAAAGTTAAAATAAAAATTTTAATTTCCTTATGTATAATAAAGAAACTTTAATGGATTTATCTATTCCTATTGTTGGTTTGATGGCCTTTGTTGGTTACAAACTTAATGACACTAAAACACCCAGAACTGTGAATAAATTGAGAGATGGTATTTCCCCTAATGAAAAGCCATCTGGTACTAATATTTATACAAGTACTTTTAGTAAGGAAATTGAAGCTAAAGAGCGTAAAATAGCAGATATACAATTTGATATGTCTAAAGACCCTAAGAATACTAATATTATTCCTCAATTTTACAATACAATGTGTAAATGGGACTGTGATGCTGCTGGAAGTCCTTTACCTTTGAAACTTGACCAAAGTTTGTTGCCAAGAGTTGCTACAGTCAATCCTAATGGTATTAATACTAAAATCACAACTGGTCCAATGTTTAGAAATACTGTTGGTATTAACAGTAATGTACCTAGTGAATTAAACAATAGTACAACTATTTTTGAAGAAAACTTCACTAATATAGACAATATCAGTAAATTAACAGGTTTACCTGTAGAACTTAAACATAATAATATGGTACCATTCTTCGGGTCTACTGTTAAACAGAATACTAGAATTAATAATAACACAAGTATTTTAGAGCATTATACGGGTTCTCAAGATACACCAACTCAAAAACGTGAAGTACCTAAAATGTTTGAAAATGTTCCTGAAAATATATATGGTTCCAGACCTGATGCAGATTTAATTGGTCAAGATAGATTTTATCAATCTAATCTGAAAACTAATCTATTACCTTTGCCTCAAATCAAAGTTCAACCTTTACCAGAAGAATACGTTCGTCCAGCTTACAAAGATGTTGATAGTCTAAGAGCTGCTAATAAACCCAAAGTCTCATACAAAGCACCTGTTATACAAGGTAAAAGATACATTACTAACAGAGGTATTCAATCTGAACTCAAGAAAAATAGACCAGATACTTTCTATGTCAATAATCCTGACAGATACTTTGTTTCTAATACCGAAATCAAAGCCCCTAGAGCTCGTGAAAACTTCAAGAATAGTAATTCTGCTAAAGCACAGACTTCAGAAATAGCGCCAAATATTGGGATTGCTTTTAATCCAGGACAGACTGAAGGTAAAGTTCAATACGTTAGACAATCTAATGCACAGGGTAATGGACTGTACACTATTCAAGATGATGATACTCGTCAGACCTATGGCAATGACTGGGTAAGAAATCTTGGTAAGGATGTAAATGCTCATAATTACATTGATAGAGACGGATACGTAGCATATGAACAAGAACGAGAGACTACAAATAGAATGACTATGTTAGCTGCTCATGATACAAATAAAGGATATCGCCCAAGTAATCCAGACCAAGCAAGAACAACTCAAAAAGAAGGAAATCTATTTAGTTATACTGGTAATTCTCGAATGGAAGTTGACGCTCCACAGGATTACACATCTGCTTATAATTACACACGTGAAAAGCAATTTATAAACAATCCTGATTATCGTGGTGTAGCTGGTCAAACAAGTAAGAGTCTATATAACACTTCGCAATATGAAAACGTAGATATCTTTAGTCATCGTGAAGACGTTATGGACCGTAAAGGATATACTGCTGGTGCTCAAAAAGAAAATACTCCTTTGGGTGCTAATGGGTTGAATGTCCGTCAAAGAAACGATGATATCCAGAAATCTAAATATAATGGTGCTAATGTCAATAGAATTGGTGTTGGTACTACTGCTAATCTCTTTAACATAGGAGAACTTACTGATACAAGCAATAAAGGCGCAACAGAGGCTGATTTAGGTGAGAGAATAAATCCTGCTATCTTAGATGCTTATAGAAATAATCCTTATACTCAAAACTTACATTCATATTAAATTTACGTTTTATTTAAATAACAATTTTATATTATATTAATAAAACGTAATTACAGATGGTCAATAAAGGAAGAAGAAGAGCTATCCCTAAAGGTTCAAATTTACAAACTATTGCTTTTATATCCCCTAAAGAAGCTGCTTTACAGAAAGAAACAGAGGAAAAAATACGTAAACTACAAGAAGAAACCAAGAAAAGATTAGAAGAAGAAGCTAAAATTCAAAAAATGAAAGAAATGGAAGACGAACTACTTTCTGTACGACTTGAAAAGGAAAAGTTAGAAAATTTCATGGAATACAAGCCTGTTCATACTAAAGACGAGCCTGTATATGGACATTTCTTACAAGAAAATCCGGAAATAGAGGTAAAGATATATGACAAACAAGAACCTAAGGAAAAAATCAAGGAAGACAACAATGTAGAACTCAAGGCAAAATCAGTAAATTTAGACCCAGCAGAAGAGGAACTAGGCAATCATACAACTGAAATGAATGCTTTCCAGGCATCTTTACAGGATTTTTTCAAGGATGTTCCTGTTATACAAGAACAAATAGATGTCCAAGAACCTATTAAAAAAGTAGAGAAAATAATAACACCTCCTATTGAAACTAAAGCACAACAGGTAGATGTATTTAATGATAATTACAAGCAACTTGTAGATGAAAGAAATAGAAATCTCACCCCTCAATATTATACAAAAACTCCTGAACCTATTAAAGTTGAACCAGTAAGACAACAAGAAATTATATCACCTATTTCAGCACGGAATGTTGCTGTTGTTGGAAGAGGCAGAGCTGTTATGCCTATAAGTAGAGTAGCAAGTCGTGTTGCTAAATAAATTACATTCTTTTTACTTTATTTTATGTAGTTTAGATTAAGAAATGAATATGAAAGTGAAACTTGTTTTAGAAGCTATAGTTGTTGGTATAATTTCCTTAAGCGTGTCTCTTGTTTTAAATTCCAGTGTTTTTCTTATTGGATTTTTTAAACATTTCTTATCAGGAATATTTGGCTTACATCATTGGTATTGTAAGAAATCATGTGATGTAAATTATCCAAAATTACTTATTGAAAGTTTGTTAGAAGGTATAATGTTTGTAGTAATGTTTGAAATTATTCTTAAACCATTTAAGGTATCTTTACCTTTCTTTTGGATTGGATTTATTTTACATATTCTTACAGAACTAGTAGGAATACATAAAGTATTTTGTGAAAAATTATGTGATTAAATTTAAGTTAAATTCGTAAAAATTTTAAAATTATTTTAATGTATATCTTATATCTTATCTTATATCTTATCTTATCTTATATGGAGCATATTACTTTGAAAGAAGGAATTATTTGTGGTCTGTGTGGTATAATTTCTACTATATTATTAACTTTTATTGTCGGCGGTGTTGATAATATAAATTTCTTGTCTCCTCATGTAATAGTGTATTATATATTAGGATATATTATTGCTGTAATTACAATTAATACTACTACACCACAAAAAGAATAAACACATTATTTATCTAATAAATAGTTTGATAAAGTAAAGCTGAATAAACTATAAAGTCAATAATATAAGAAATATATTCTGGTTTTGTTTCTGATTCTTGTGGTAAATCCAGTCCTTTCCAAATTATCTGGAACAACCAATGCCCTGTTGTAAGAACTACAACTACTAAAAATATTGCATATAATACATTGTAATTCTTATTAGCTAAATACTTTGATTGAAGAAGCCCACTTGCTAATATAAATAAAAATATTGTATGGTAGTCTGATTTAGTTAATAGCATATTTATATTATTTATATTTATATTTAGTTATATTATTTATTTTATTTTTTATATATTTATCGCGTTTCTTATCTAATAAATTAATCCAATGTCTATACTAAATACATAAATAAACAAACACATATGGCAGATAGTTTAGTTGCAGCCAAGCAAGAATATACTACACAACTTTGTAATATTTTAACTCCGTTAATTTATAGAGGCTTTAAAAGTATTTGGAAACATTGCAGAAGTAATGGTAAAAACTCCTTGAAATCTTTCCAAGAAAAACTAACTTCAGTGCCTATTTGGAATCAAGATGTAATTGACAATGAATATTCTAGAATTGTAAAAGAAACTGATTGTAACTGGCTTGACAAATTGATAGAAGCAGTATTTCTATCCAATGTAAAAGTTTTATCTACAATTAGAATAGGTAAGGTTAAGACGATAGATATTACAGTACCAGAGACAAAGAAATTTGTTCACCATTGTTACATTGAAGCTGCAAGAAGATTGTGGCAAGACCCTTATCTTATTGATGACAGAGAAGATAATTTAACTTACACAGAACTTAAAAGAAACGAAAAGAGAATGAGTGTGGCTTTAGACGATGCTATTGAAAAAACTATAAGCAATTTAATACCTATTCAAAATATTTTAGAAAGTTACTTGAATGATATTGAAGAAGCAGAACTAGAGATTGAACCTGAACCTTTTGAAGACGAACAACCTGAACCTGAACCAGAGCCTGACACTTACGAAGACAATGACGAAAATAATCATCACATTCAAGAAAAAAATGTAGTTTACAGTCCTCCAACTGAAGACCTACAAAATCAACACAATGAAAACCAAGAATACGAGGAAAACCAAGAAGTTGAAAACAGCGATGTATTCATGAAAGAGCCTGAATTCACTGAAAATGATAACCACAACAACAATTACACTAATAACAACAGTAATAATGGTAACGGTGGTGATATCAATTTGAATGTAACAGGAGGGAACAATGTAGAACAAGCGAGTAATAATTTCTTTTCTGATGAATTACATAGCAAAGATGTGAAAATATCTGGTAGTGGAGAGCAAGATACACCCTTCTTCAGCGATAGCGACGAAGAAGCGTAAAGCGACGAAGAAATGTAATGAAAGAAAATGAATTCAGGCGATGAAAGAGAAATCAAATTGTCACGTTAAATTACAATTATTATAATCCATATAATAAATTATAGCTGACAACATATCTGGAATTATGCAAAGTCTTATAAGTCTAAAACGTTCATACATGGTCGTGCCTATTGCAATCATCATTGCATTAATTTTTATTTACATTGATGGGAAGGTCAGTGAAAAAGAACTAACCAATAAAGATTACGTTAAATATTCATTGATTGTTGGTGGCATTTCAACTTTTATTGTGTATGTTAATAGCCTTGAAGGGAAAATTGAAGAAGAAATTTTAGCTGGCCCAGCCCCATTCTAAAATACGAACCTTGTTAGTTCGTTAAATTACAGATAATATTATTATTCTTATTAGTATATTAAGTCTTCAGCTAGATGACATTAAGAAAAGATACCTTCCAAATTAGTATAAAACCATTTGACATGAATAAAATTTCCAAGCAAAGTATTGTTGTTTTATTAGGAAAAAGAATGACAGGTAAGTCATATCTAGTAAAAGATATACTGTATCATAAAAGGGACATACCTTTAGGCATGGTTATATCAATGACTGACCATATTGTACATTACTATGATAAATTTATACCAAGTATGTTCATACACTCGAAGTACGACCCTGATTTGATTGCAAAATTATTTAAGAGACAAGAAAAAGCTTTACACGAAGGCTGGAAAGACCCTCATGCATTTTTATTATTCGATGATTGTTTAAGTGAATCTAAGACATGGTCTAAAGATGAAAAAATTAAGGAGATTTTCTTTAATGGAAGACATTACAAATTATTATTTTTGTTAACAATGCAAAGCCCTATGGGTATCCCTCCTGAATTTAGAACTAATATAGATTTTACCTTTATCCTTAAAAATAACAATGAAAATGATAGAGAAAAGATATACAAAAATTATGCAGGTGTGTTCCCTTCTCGTGAAATTTTTAATAATGTATTCGATGCATGCACTGAAGACCATCATTGTTTAGTTATAGACAATACTACTCAGAGTAATAATATAGAAGACCAAGTTTTTATTTATAAAGCAAGACCTCACGACAATCTCAAATTATGCCCTGAACAAGCTTGGGCTATAAACAATTCAAGATATACTCAATCTGCTAAAACTCATTCTAATGAAAGAGTAATCACAACTAAAAGAAACCAAAAAATTATCATAAAGAAAAGAAGAATGTAACTTCTTAATCACAAATAAAATGAAAAAACCCTCGTAAATTTACGAGGGTTTTTTCATTTTATTTGTGATTAAGAAGTTACATTCTTCTTTTCT